TGACTTGGTCCTTCGTACAATTGTGCAAGTTCTGATGGACCATAAACTGGTGATTGTTGTTCAATACCATATTGGTTTACAGGTACTTCTCCAACAGGTGAAAATATTTTTGAAGGGTCAGATGTGATATTTCCAATATAGAAATTACTGTTATCTGATTGTGTTCCTGTTAACACGCCCGCAACTCTATCAACAAACGTTCTAGGAAAATTTGGTTTGTACTTGTTAAAGTCAATGTTTTTGAATAATCTTGACCTCTGACCTGCTCCCATGTTGTTAAACATGATTTGGGAACCAGTATCTCCTCCACCCATTAATCTGTTAAAGAATCTTCCAACACCACTTCTTCTAAATGCGTTAGACATTTGTTGAATAGTAGTACGTTGACCTGGATTAATATTAGGGTCAAAATAAGAACCAGGAATTGGTGATACAGGTAATATACTTCCTCCCAATCTTAGTGCAAAATTAGTTGCTGCCAATATTGGATTAGCTGTTACCGTGATAGTGAAATTTGGTTCCAAAATCGGAACAACTCCACTTAATATGTTAACTACATCAGTACCACTGGTTACATTGAGAATGTTTGCTCTACCTAAAGTATCTTGTCTTATTTGAGCAGCAATTCTATCTTCAAATTCTCTCCTTAAGGTTTGAGCACCTAATCGAGCTATAAATGAATCTTGACTCAATAATCCATTACTTCCTCCTGGGTCAGGTGATAATAATATTGAAACAGGTGCGTAACTAGACGCAACAAAAGTTGTTGGATATGGTTGGTTGTTAGATGTGTTGGTTGTTACCGGTCTATTTAAAGAATCAAAAAAAGGAGCACTATCTAAGGGTAACTGATTACCGTTTGAAAAAACATTTAAAGGTTTCCATTTTTGTGACTCAGGTAAAGCTTGGTCAACAATATTTGCATCTTGATATCCATATTCTCCTTCGTTAGATTTAGTATTCAATAACCCACTTGGGTCAGGAACTTGTTCATATCCTCCCTCATTACCATATTGGTTTAAAGGGTATAGTTGATTTGCAAATGATGGCTCATCGATAAGTTGGTCAGGACTATCTTGAACGGATGTGTCTGACTGAACATATTCTGTGTTAAATGGAGGCGTAGGTCTATTCGGAGCTTTGGCATACGGTGTCAAGTTCCTCACTATTAGTTTCTTTCTGAAACCTTCTGAATTTACAAAATCTAACGGACTTCCCATTTATATCTTTCCTAATAAATAGGTCTTATACTATTTTTTATGCTTATGAGTAATTATATTGAGAATCACTTTTTGTAGGGTTTTGTTGGGTTGTTGAACCTACCATATATTGTTTCATATCAAGTGAATTCATTTTGTCTGTGAACATTTTGGTAATTTGTTCTTTTTGTGCCATGGTCAAATCAGCCGCCGCTCCATTGAAATTAATATCTATTTTTATTCCTCCCATCATCTCTACTTGTGATTTTTGATTTCCTCCTTGTCCTGCAGCAACAGACCTAACATCATCTCGGATTTGTTGAGCCCTACTACCTTCAATAAGTGAAGACACAGGAGCATTACCCTTAGCTTGTTGAGCCGTTGCGTTTGGTTCAATTTTACCGAGCATATAATCATAACCTTGTTTCATCAATCTTTCGACCGCGGTCTTATCTGTAGTATTGTTTCTTATTTCTTCAGCGGTTTTGGTAAGTGATTGTTTAAATTTATCTTCTATACTACCTAATTGAGCCCCTGCTTTTTCCAAATAATTTGATAAAGCGTCTGTTGTTGATATGTCTTTGTTTTTTAAGTCTGCAACTAAATTACCTAAGTCACCTAAGGCCTTTTCAGATTCTTGTCTTACATCTTTTGCAGTACCCATTTTTGATAAACCACCACTAAGAGTTGTAGCCCCTCTACGTATTCCTTCTCTAGTTTCTAAAACCTGTCCAGCACTTACAGCTCCTCCTACAATTTTTGCTCTAATTGCTGCAACATCATTCTTAACTATATCAGAGGTGTTCATCTGAGCCCTTGCTATCTCCTCCATGGTTTTTGGACCTTCTCTTTGTTCTTTGATTAATTTATCAAACTCATCTTGTGTTATCTCACTTAACTTTCTTGTTTGTTCAATACCAGATTCATCTCTTAATTTAACTTCATACTCACCACCCTCGCCCATCTTTGCAATATTTGCAATATATTGTTTGTCGTCTTCTTTGATGTTAAGACCAGCTGAACCTATTGCAGAAATTCTCATATCCGCTTCCGCAGCAGCCAAACCAAGTTTAGACATTTCTTTAGCTGAAACACCTGTTTGTTGCTCCATCTCTTTAAGAGTTAGAACACCTTGAGGGTTTATTTTGAACGTTTTAGTTTTCTCGTCGAAGTATGTAAATTGTTTAGCAACATCAACTAAACTATCTTGTAAGGCTCCTGGGTCATTAATTGACGCATTCATTAATGCAAATGGGTCTGCTAAGGCACCTGATGCAACCCCTAATCTTTGGAATGCTGCCGCGGTTTCAATTGCTCCTTCAGGACTCAATACCTTATCTGCCAATCTGAAGGTTTCATTCATATCAAATCTTAACATCGACGCTTGTGCCGCCATCTTTGTTAAACCTAAAACACCACCTTCAAATTGATATCGGTTCATTTGTTCCATGTTTTGGGTAACAGTACCCATAACATCTTTGGCATTTCCTCCTATACTTTGTATGTATTGAACGGATTCTTCTAAGGTTTCACCTACTGTCTCAATCCCCGCTCCAACATCTAAAAAAGCCTTTGTAAGTGTATCAGCACCTAACCCCAAAACTTTTTGTGCTGCAAATAACTTTTCAACATCTTCAGTATTGGCAATAACATTTCTTCTGGACTCAGCTGCCACCTTGCCCATGATATCAGCAACATCTCCAATGTCACCACCTAATCTTCTAACGTCAGGTACCGAATCTGCAATTGCTGTTGATAGTTCGGTAATTCGTTGTCTACCTTGAGTAAAAAAGGTATTGACCTGTCTCGAATACTCAGCCAACGCATCGGATGATGCCAATAGGTCTTTGGCGTCAACTTTGAGTTGTCTACCAATGTCTTCACCTAATTGTTCCGTACTTGATTTTTGTCCGTCCGCCATATTTTATTCACTATATATTATATAAATACAAAAGGACTGATTTTTCAGTCCTTTTTATTATCTTCAATCCATTTGTCCAAAAGATATTTTCTAACGAACAACGGCATTATTAAGAAATCTTGATAAGAAATATTCAATAATTTATTTAAATAATAGAATTCATCTATTTGTCCTTTCCTATACTCAGAAGAAAGGGCGAAAAAAGTCAACCCCGAAGCCAACATTCACTGTAAGCTTTTCTCCTGACGGGGCTAATAAAGTTCTACTCAAATCTAATCTAGGTTCGTTATCATCCATAAATTGTCTGATAAATTTGGAATCTGCAATTGGCATTTGTTCAATGAACTTTGCAATTTCTGCTTTATCAGTAACCCCATTAATTTCGATGATTTGTTTATTTAATCTCCAAGTAACCTTTGGAACCGTTCTACCTTGTGGATAAGAATCAGATAATCGTTGGATTTCCATTATTTCTCCGTAAGTCATTGGTTTTAATTTTACAGTTGTTTGAGATTTCGGTAAAGTAGTAACGAACGTACCATCATCGGATGGTTGTTGTCCTTTAATAATTTCCAACTCATCCAACCTAACTGTTCCTTTGAATGGTTTCTTGGTTACGGGGTCGACTAAGTTCAACTCCATTTCTGGTCCGAAAGCAGTGTTTCTTAGGAAAACTAATATCGCTTCAATATCTCCTTCCATTAAATCTTCAATACGAACATCAGGTTCGTAGATTTTAGCCCTTAGTAATGTCTGTGTCATGTCTGTACCACCAGCCATTAATATATTCTCGTCATTTGCTGTAAGATAACCTACCTTAATAGATTTCTTTTTGTTTTTGTAGAACACACCTTGGGTAGGTAATGGTACAACATCGTGTGGTAACGAAAAGTTTGCTTGACCGTGTTCTCTTGCTTGATTATCCATATAAAAAATTAACCGTAAAGTTTATGTGCTTTACGGTTAAATATAGTTGTAATTAATTTTTTATAAATAGTATTAGTACACTAACACACATCTATCCATTCTCAAAGTTGCTGCAATTGTTGCCAACGCGTCTTGGTTGTACGCTAATTGGTTAAAGTTAACATCTGTTAAGAATGTACCATACATAATCCACTTCTCAACAACAACACCTGTTGGGTCCAACATCTCGAGGTCCACATCTTTTTTGTAACCTGCAGCATATCCCATACGACCTGTCACTGATTCAGCGTGTAAACGCACCCACTCCATAAGAGCTTGTGCCGCAGAAGGTCCAATTGGGTCTCTGAACGTTACGTTAATTGTTTGCCAGTTGAATCTACCTGCAACGAATGTTGAAGTGTTCAAGAATGGTATTTCTGTTGGGGTAATTGTGATGTGTGGTCTTGCCGTAGATTCTACGAACCACTCATTAATACCTAAACTTGATGGAAACCTTAGGATAAAACGGTTTTGACGTTTCGGTTCGTAAGGAATCGGCATTTTCATCAGTAAATCAGCCATATTATTTAAATTTTGTTTCTATGTTTATAACGATAAATATATCCGTTTCAAAAAATTTTTCTCTTTACTTATTTTTTTAAAAACGGTATTCTTATTTTACTTCCTTTTTAGTGCCTCCAGCAGTAGAATAAGTTTTAACTATATTATCTGGTTTATTTTTAAAGTGTTTTTGCATTACTTCTATGTTTTTAGGGTCATCGTCACTAAAACCTATTGATGGTTTTGCTGGTATGAATTTATTACCTATATCATTTTTTAAGTATGCTCTTTTATTTAGTACTGCGGCCATCCCTTTAATATAACTCACAAAATCCTCCATTGCACGGACCTTAGCTTCTTCGGGATTACTCGCCCCCTTATCGTCTCCAAAAGAAACGGGGTGGTACTTATTCAATTCTAAATATGATTTGATAAGTTCTTCGTCACTCATTTCATCTTCACCAACAAACGACCTATATTTTTTCAGATTTTTAATCAACTGTTCTTTGTCTATTCCATTAAACCCTTTTATAATATAGTTGTATACCGCCTCTTTTAATGTATTTGGATTGTGACCCCTCGCTGTGATTATCGAAAAAATCGAACCGTTGTTAATAGCCTCTCTAAAATCATCAAACGCAGGTCCTTCCTTTGCTCTCATTGCGTCGATTAAGAAATCTTTATCCCCTTCAGTTCTAAAATTCCTGAATGGATTTTCAGCATATCCAACAATTGAACTTCCCTTATAATCAAACGGTTCTTTACCAATCTGATGTCTATGTTCCGCAAAATCATCTGTGGACATCCCAACTTCTTCACCGTCCTCATCCTTAACAATAATTTTTGTCGGCATGTGAACAATATTATCATCCCAATCGAATGCGTAATATTTTAAATCTGGTGTTCCTTCACCTTTAAATCCTTCTGTAAATTCTTTTCTCATTTGGCAAAAGGGGGGAATTAATCCCCCCTGTTAATTATTATTAGATATTTTCAAACGAAGCTCCTGTTGGAGTGATAAAGAATTCGATGTCGATGAATTCTAATGCTTTCGTTGGTTTTAAGTATATCTTACCTGTTAATGTGTTTCTATCTAAATCTTCAGGTGTTGAAGAAACTGTTACACGGAAATCGTATAAACCTCTGTCTCTTCTGATTGAATCTAAGATAGGGTTAACACTATCCAAGAATTGTTGTCTAACGATTTGGTCGTTTTGTTCGAACAACAATCTTACCGCTACCGCTGAAATCAACTTACGAGCTTGAAGTAATAATCTTCTTACGTTCAATCTGTTAAGAGCTGTATCAGCAACTTGTAACGTTTTGTTACCCCATATAACTGTTCCCACATCTGAGAAAGTTGCGATTGGGTTAATTCTACCTTGATAAAGTGTATCTCTATCTTCTTGAGTCAACTTAACTCTCGCTTTGATTGAGTTTACAAGACCTCTTGTGTAACCCGCTGATGCGAACCAAGGGAATGCGATGTTATCTGTTAACGCTAAGTTTCTACAAACTTCACCTGTTGGTGGTAAGTAGATTTGTGTATTGTTTACAGTATCTCTTGTTAAAATCCAAGGGTAGTAAGTCGCAGTGTAGTTAGAATCAATTCCTGTGTTATCTAAGTTATCAACCGCCTCTTGTGGGTAGATAATATCTAAAGGATTAGTTGCGTCAGGAGTAAACATTTGGTAGTCAGGAGTTGTTGCGATGTAAACCGAATCCGCTCTCGAGAACTGTATCATGTCGATAGCCTCTTCAACTAAGTTTGAGTTATTAACATAATCGATACTTGATGTAGCAAATACGTTGATGTTAGTAGATTCAGGATTAGCAAAAGTTAAGATACCAAGTAAGTAAGCGTAGTAGTCAGTGTTAGCAAAATCTTGTGTATTGTTTTGCACAACAATTCTCTTGAATAAACCGTCTCCTGTAGCTGTCGGATATCTTGTTGAAGCTGAAGCTCCCGCTAAATAACCAGTAGAACCTAATTGGAATCTATCTTGGTTTGTTCTATATTCTCTATAGATATCCCAACCGTCGAATCCACCCGCGAAACATACTGTGTACTTTCTTGAGAAGATAAAATAGTAAGGGTTTTCTTGAGTTTCTGGGTCTCTTGTAAAATCAGCAACCCCACACTCAAACGCCGTTTCTCCACTTGTTAAGAAAGAGTTAGAAATTGTAACTACAGTAGCACCTGAGTCCATGTGGAAACCTTTACTTAAGTAGTTCCATGCTTGACCCTCAACAGGTACCGCTGAAGTCACCCAATTAACAGGGTTTTGTGTTCCTTTATATTGTAAAAATGATTCATCAATTCCAAATTGATTTGAAAATCCTAAATAACTTCTTCTTACAATATCACCAGCCGATTCTGTTGCGTTTGCTGAAGCTCCGAATGGTGGATTATAAATTACTTCACCAGGGAAGTAGTATTTTGTTTTGTATACAATGTAAGGTGATGGGTTTAATACTGACTCATATTCTCTCTGAGTATATCCATTGAATCCACAAGGGATAGCATCTACTGGTGCTTCGTCAGCCATTTCAACCATAATATATCTTGAAATCAACGCATATTCACCATCACTAGAACCAATTTTCTTTGCAACGAAGTTGTTAGATAATGGGTCCATATTACAGTTTGTAAATTTCTCAATCACAACAGGGTTTGCATCGGTATCGAAGAAATTTCTAACTAACACATCAAATGTCATGTTGTTGAAAGATAAATTAGTAATAGACACCTTTACCTCAGTATTAGCCGAATCTCCATCAGAGATTGATATGAATTTAAATAAATTATAAACTTTATTACCTCTTAATTCAGAAACTAAGAAAGGTGTACTTGGTGATTTGTATTGTGTTACTTTATAAGCAATTGATTGTGGATTTTCACTTCTCGCATCTTCTAACGCAATTAAATCACAACTCAAACCACGAATATAACCTTGATTATAAGCGTAATTTAAACTTGATGGGTAAATTTCTTCAACAAATAAAGGTACTTCATTTCTTGATTTTCCGAAGTTGTCAACTCCTAATACTTTAGTAATATATTTTGATGATGATGCGGACATTGAAGTTTCAAAAGAGAAATTATCTCCGTCTTTAGTAACACCTGATATTAAGAAAGATTCGAATGGTGATTGTGTAATACCTGAATACTGTTCAGTACAAACTAATTGTACATCAGAAGTACCACTTACTTCGTATATTGGACCGTGTTGGTCGCTATCTACACTATTAGAATAAAGAGAAATACCTCTTGAACGTAAAGTCGCAACAACCATGTTATTGTAATCCTCATATGCAGTTCCTGAAAAAATGTATGAGTTACCTGATACGGTACCTGTGAAAGATAATGAACTACCAGAAGTTAAGTTAGTAACTGCATAATAGAACGAATAACCAGAATAATTATTACCTGATGTAATATCAAAGTTAGAATAATACCAAGGGTCATTCAAATCTGAAGATAAATCATTTGTTGCCAAATTAACAGTATCTGAACCAAATTCATTTACAACATTTGAATAAACATTTGTTAGATTGTAAAAATCACTCTCAGGAATTGCACCATATA